GTGTCTGTTGCACGGACAACTACTTCTGTTAGATTCATTTATGTTCACTAGCAGTCGCAAGTTACTAGCGGTAGCGTGTTATAACCCAGTCAGCAAACTTTAGCAGTTCCTCTGGTGAGGCGTCTACCTTCATCATGTTTGCACGGTGAGAGACAACCATTACATTGCCTTTCACATAACCCTTGTTATTGTCGATACGATCTAAGGCAGGGCTGTTGGGATTACCACCAGAACGACCTTTGTGAACGACAAGACTAATACCCAGAACTGGGCAGTGGGTTGGGATGTGGATGTCAGAGAGTTCAAGATTAAACTCATGTCCACGTTCTTTAGCCCTAGATTGCGCCCTACGGAGCATCTTCTTTTCTGGGGCCTCAGACTTAACACGCTCGGAATTGCAAGTTGGGCAAAGCGTAACGGTCTTGCTGGTAATAGTAAACACATTGTCGCATGTCTTACTAGAACATTGGCGATTGGTTTCACCAACAAGATTACCTTCACGATTTCGCTTCATACTACATCTCCGTTCTCCTACATGTTTCCATGCAGATCAGACTATATCATCACCCTAAAGTTAATAGGGGCAAGGCACTTCCACTCGCTTGAGTGTATGGACATTATTGACTGTTCTAGTCTCTCGTCCTAGTCGTTGAACCTTCCACATCATCCCTGATGGGCTTGGCTGCTGATTACCATATGCTACGCACTTAGGCTTCCCAGCAATTCACCTTGTTTTACTTCTGCTATCTTCTTAACAGAACTGATAGGGGCGCAAGATTATCTCGCTACAGGGGTTGGTACCGAACTCATAGTTAGGGTCACGCCGACCATTCTTAGCTGCCTGCTTCTTTGATGCCTGACGGTTGAAGATACCACGCTCACCAGAGCCACTCTCTACCAGAGCCATCCACTCACGCATAAAGGACAGGCTGTCAGGCTTCTCAGTGTAGGACACAGAGTTGTTAGCCAATGCCCGCTGTGGATCGTTCTCCCACCATGAGCCACTCTTAGCATGGCGCATACGGTCATCTGACAAGTTGCTGAGGGAGATCATAGCAGAGCGACGAACACCGCCTACGACAACAACCTCACCGATCTTACACATGATGTCGTGGCACTCAATAGAGGAGAGCTTGCGACCCTTGGCTTCAGCAAAGACACGAACGACAAAGTTGAACAAGTCAATGAGAGGCGCTGGGCCTGATGCACGACCACCAAATGTCTTCAACTTTGCACCAGCAGGTCGGACAGCAGATACATCCCACTTGGGAATCTCACCTGAGTACAGCAGTGCAATAACTTGACGCAGTGCCTTAGCCCAACCCTCTTTACTGTCCTTGACTACAATGGTCGTAGCACTCTTGAACAGAACCTCTGGCACCTCAGGCAGCTTGCTGATGAACTGACGCTCCACAGAGAAGCCTACACCAGTGCCACAGAGCAGGATGAACATAGCCTCGTCAAAGGACTTAACATCGTCTACAGGCATGTAAGAGCAGTTGTAGCCTGCTGTGTTGTCACGGTTGAAGGCAGTACCAGCAGTCATCAAGGCCCGCATACTCGGCATGACCTCAAGCCCAAGGATAGCCTCTTGAATGTCTGTGGCAGTGGAAGCATCAACCTTACCGTACACAAGGTTATTCATGTACCGCTCTACGGTCTCAGACCAAGTCTCTCGTCGTCCCTCTTCATCAAGCCATCGTGCATAGCGTGATTTGTGAATAAAGGATTGATAGTCAGTAGGTAGGTGATTGCTCATTTATTGTTCTTTCTGCTTTATTTCATCTAGTCGTTTCATCATAGTGTCAGGGACACCTAGTGCCTCTAACTTAGCCTTAGCCCTGTCGTAGTCAAGCCTACCCTCTACGTATTGATTTATAACACCATCAGCAGCTACTAGCCAAGCTGGGATAACATTGTTCCAACTCATACAAGGTCACTCAGATCAACAGCAGGGTAATCTAAGTTCTTCATAATCTTGCCATCAGCCCGTCTTTGGATGGTCCCGTCTGGTTGAACACATCGACTCATGGTATTCTCATGGACCCGTAGGGTAGCCTCCATCAAATCCCAGCCCCTTGACCGTGCATAACCAAAGATGACGTAAGTAAGGTCAGCAAGCTCCTTTAGCTCTTTTACAGCGGGGGCAGACTTGAAGAACTCATGGTGCCACTCGTAGTACTCTTCCCGCATCAGGTTGGCAGACAATTCAGGGTCAGTAGCTTGACCCATAGTCTTGGCAAAGTCATCTACCATCTGTGGGATTGTTGGGCTGTCGTCCTTCTTATTGTAGTAGGCATAGCCCATAGCTTCCATGTCTTCTAGTGTAATCATGCTAGTAGCACTCCTCTTTGCAATTAGGGCAGATATATAATCTGGTCTTACCCTGTTCTGTGTAAGTCTTAACTAGCACCTGCTTACCAAACCTGCCGAACCCCTCTCGACACCCATACATAGATGCTACCGCTAAGGCTTCCCCCCTGTTGCCCCCATGCTCTCGGAGGAAATAATCGTAAACTCTTTCGCCATTTAGGTCAAAGCCACACTCTTTACAAGAACCGTTGTCGTCTAACGTCATTACATAGTCCTCCCGTAAAACTCTGTTGATGTGCTAGGTGGCATATACCCATCGAATAGATACCAACAGCAATTATCTTTCCCTACGCTCTTACTACCCTCAATCCACTTCACCCGTCCTACAGACACTACCTTAACACAATAGGTCATGTAAATAGCTGACTGCCTAGTGTGCATCCAATCTGCATCGAACAACAACCAAGTCGGACAAGTGTTTATCCAATGTTCTATGAACGGATGCAAGAACTTTCTGTCCCAAGGTGGGTTTGTAATACAGAGGTCAACGACACCCTGTTCCCCCATGTACAGACTGAGAGCATCATGCTTGAAGATGTCAGGAGCTTGTGGCTCAATGTCAGACTTGAACAAGCACTCCCCATGACCCTCAGTAAGCTCCGTGATGTGGTCCACTAACCTACCGTCACCAGCACAAGGCTCTACATAATCAAATGCGTATGGCAAGTGCGGGATCAGAGGTTCTACAGCTTGGATGGGTGTTGGATAGTAATCACGCTCAAGTCTTTCGTAATCACTACGCTTTCCCATATAGTTCACTCAAACGCTTCAGAGATACAAACTCAGGGTCATAAACCCCATTAGAGATGTTACGCTTGATTACAATACCCTTCCACCAATCTAAGTTAGCCTGCCCAGCCCAAGCCTCTTCTGCACCCTTGAAGCAACCTGCCACAAGACCAATGGCACCCGCAGCATCCTTGAACTTCATGTCACGCTTATGTGAGTGGCCACAAGTAGAACTCTTGAACCTGAGGGCAAGCAGTGAATTAGCATGGTGCACACCACTTAGTGCTGTCCCGTAGTTACCAGAGCTGAAGTAATGAGCATAAGACACGCCATCATACTCAGCAATAGCTGGGGCTGAATTGTGATACTCATGGTACTCATCGAACCAGTGCTTAGTCTGCAAGTGAGAGAATGAGATACCATACTTGGACCCTTCTAGTCGTGGGTCGTGGGCAAGGGCCTTCTTGATACGGTTCTCGTGGTTCCCCTCAAAGCCAAAGTAAGCTGGTTGCTTACGTCGATGATACTTGAACTGCCAACGCATACGCTCCATAGCGTCATTGTACACCTCAATATCCTTCTCGTAGGACTGACTTACGATAGCCTGTGGATAGCGTGTGTCATAGGAGTTCAAGGACTTCATATCGGCCCCATCCCCTAAGTCAACAACATAATCAGGTTTAAGGTCGTATAGAAACTTGCCTAGTATCTCGAACCTGTCGTTGCTAACCTGCGGGTCTGTGTGTGCGCAGCTAAAGACAACTGCTGTTTTACCTGTCATATTAGTCTAACTCCAATAGTGTGACTTTATTGTCACAGTCTCTTTGTGTCCCAGAGGGCATCCCCGTAGCCTTTCTTGTAGGCATCTTGAGCCTCTACCTTACACTGGTAAATAGTAGCCCAGATACGACTTGCGTTATCGTGCCTGTCAATATCTTCTGCGGTGTAAGGCTTACCCTTTGCAGCAGTGGCTTCATTTACTCTGTTTAGAAGTTTCATTTATCCACCCCTCAGGGATTAACTTGTCATCATACAAGAAACCGTTTTTGTCGCACCAGTCACCATAACTAGTCTTTGACCCCTTGCTTATCTTAGCCTTACTATTGCTGAACACAAACCTGATGTCAAGGTGGGGATGCTGCTGCTTGACCAATAAGTGTTTCTTACGATCAGCAGCAACAAACCTACCCTTACTTTCGATTATGATGCCATTAAAAAGTTTGAAGTCAGGTGTGTATGTTCTCGTTTCGTTGACTGCATACTTTAACTTGAGCTTCTCATACTCGAATGGGACACCTAAACTCTTTAACTGGTCGGAGATACGATCTTCTAGGCCAGAGCGGTAACCGTGCTTTATTCCTGCACTGGTGGTTCCCAGATTTCTCCCTCGTGTCGCCTTAGCCAAAGCAGTCTCCCATTCTCAATAATCCGATCTAAGTTGCCATCGTATGCCTTTACGACAGCTCCCCAGAGTTCGTCCTCATTACTACAGTCTGCCAGCAGCTTCTCAGCCTTCTTAGGTCCGATACCGTGGAGACCTACGATGTTGTCAGCACGATCCCCTGTTAGCAGTTGTGTGTAGAAGAAGTGTGTACCCTCGAAAGGCTCTACCTTTTTCCACTCATTCCTACCGAAGTTAAAGTGCCAGCAAGGTAGTTGCAGCATGTCCTTATCAATAGAGGCGACAACACAATCATAACCTAATTCTGCTGCACCCTTAGAGATTAGGTCGTCTGCTTCCTCGTTAACGCTAACAACAGCACTATACTTGTCGATCAGATGTTCCCTAGTTGTACCAAGGTGAACAGGTTTTTCTGTCGTGGCCCTGTTACCTTTGTATGGGTGTGACTTTGCTACATCAAACCTAAAGTTAGTGCTGCCAGTAAGATATACTTGAAAGTCTTGCTCCGAAGGAAACGGGAGGTCAATCGTTTCATTTAAGATATACTCCATGAGTTCATCGACCTTCCCGACAGCATCCTCAGGGAAAAGGTCTTGAGTAGCAAAGGCTGCTCTGTAAGCTACAATGTCGCCATCTACTAATACTTTTCCCTTGCTCATACTAAAACTTCCCGAAGGTTACTTGACCATCGTCCTTTTCAAATCCTACGCCAGTCACATAATCAAAGCCTACAGCTTGCATTACCGACAAGAACAAAGCTGAGATTTGAAACAGGTCTTCCATGTTGGACCGGCTGAATGTGTAAACACCATCGTAACCGTCATAATCTTCCGTGGTCTCTACGGTAACTGTAATTTTCATTACGCAGCCTCTCCATCTTCAATCATAAACAGTTTGTCATCTTCACTCGGACCAGAGCCTTCGTAAGCCACATGGTCAGTAACACCAATAGCCTCAAGTCGAACACCAGAGCCATTAGAGTATGTAGAGAACTGGACCTTAGCGGCTGTCCCGTTACCCAATGCACCATCATCCCCCAACGACCACCAAGCCTTGTTCTCAGCTCCGTTAGTTAGGTTGACTACCTTTGGTTCACCACCGAAGTCTACCTCTGTCTCCACACCATTCTTGTCAGTGAATGTCATCTTGTGGTCATGGAAGCGTGTCAGCTTGATGAACTTACCGATACCGAAGTTGTTACCCTGCTTGATGCGGTCATTACCCATTGGCTTAGGGTCTAGGCCACCTTGCAGCAAATCTTCGATCTGATCTTCGTCTGTGAAGTATGCGTTGACTACATACTGACCGTTAAACTTCTTTGCTTTCTTGGCAGCAACGTTGTCGTCGCCACCCATATCTCGGTTCTCTTCAAACACCTTTGGGTATTCGAGGATCATATCCATTGTAAACTTAGCCATGTCGGGTTCCTTTGTTTAAGCTGCAGGGTTTACAGCACTGTGTTGGTAATATACTATAAGTTCATTTTGACGAATCTGTAACACTGATTCGCCAACTTATTTACTCGTTACTGAAGAAGGTCACATAGTGTTGCATAAAAGACTCAGTTGGACCTAGTGGATGTCCGCATAAGTCTTACCGAACTGCACATCAGTCCCAAGTGGGACGTTCAGCTTGACCCTCTTGTTCAGGATAACAGCAGCATCGTGCATGATCTTCTCTACGTTACCCTCGTCACCTTCCTTAACCAGAGCGATGATCTCGTCGTGGAACTGGCCCACAGACTTGATACCGTTCTTACGACAGACAGCAACCCAAGTATCAAAGCAGTAGACACCTGTGCCTTGGTTCAAAGTGCTGAACCTGTCCTTGTCACTACGCAGACTATACCAGAAACCAGAGACAGGGTTCTTTAGCCACATGCCCCCGAACAACTCCCTAACCTGTAGTGTGCTGGCAACCTTCTCAATGGCCCAGTTACGGGACCAGAATGCGTCTAGTAGGGTCTTAGCCTCAGACTTGCTCATACCCGTCTCACGGGCCAGCTTAGGCGCTCCTACACCGTATGTGGCGCTGTAGTTGACCACCTTGTAGTTCTTGCGGAGTGCCTTGAGTGAACGCTCACCTGAATTATGCTTGTCGATGTCTTCTTGAGAGATGACACCAGCATGTAGTGCCAAGTCAAGGTGTGGGTCAAACCCCTCCTTGCTCATCTGTTCCACATAGTCAGGGTCGAGTGGCTTCATGTAGTGTCGTTTGGTCGTGTCTTCTAAGCTAGTCATGTCAGCGCCAGCTAGGACGTAGCCCTCAGGGCAGGTAAGACACCCACGGATCACATCACCGTAAGGCTTGTCTACACTAGGCAGGTTGACCAGAGGCTTCATGTGCTTGAACCTGAATGTATTCGTCAGGCCAGCCACCGTAGCTTGTAGGTAGCCATCAACGTGACAGTCTAGGAACGACTTAAGTATCCCAGCACGATGAGTAAGCACGGTAAGGCCATCCAGCAGATCAACAGCAGGGTCCATACTGACAAGTTCCTTGACACTCTTGCAAAGGTCTCCGTCATTACGGACTTGTTCGATTTGTCTTTCATCACCTGTCTTCTTATCCCTGATGAACTTATACGTTCGTGGTTTCCAACCTAAGCTGTACAGCCAGTCCTTGACTTGGTCGTTACTGTTTGGGTTGCCCCGTTCTTCTCCTGTCTGGACAGTTAGGCTTTTTGCGGAGATTGGCATCTTATTCTCCGCACATAGTGCAACCCACTTCTCACCGTGAGAGGACAACTCGCCATCTTTCTTGTGCATGACCTTAGGCTGGGTAGCCACACGGGTCAGTACTTTCTTAGGCATAGCATCAGCTAGTTGCTCTACCTTCTCTTCTTTCAGCCTGATGATTTCGTCGTAGGCTTCCTGAGCCTTGTCTACATCTAGCTTCCACCGAAGGTCTTCTTGCTCTCTGGCACAATCTAGTTTGAACGACAGATAGTCGATCAGACGATCCATCTCACTTTCGTCTTGGTAGAGCTTGTTAAGTTTGTGCCATAGGTCACGCCACAGACGAGAGTTGATTTTAACGTCCTCTTGACACCTGTTAGCGTAGTCTTCATAGGTCAGGCTGTTCCAGTCCTTGATAACAGGCTTGGGGATACCGTAGTCAACACCGTACCATTCAAGACCATGCTTCAGTCTGTCGTGGTGCAGATACCAGCTTATTGCTAGAGTATCTACCAGACGTGCCTTTACCTTGATACCCAGCACTTTTTCCACTGCGGGGATGTCGAATCGGATAATATTATGACCTATGAGGTAATGATGGGTTTTAAAGAACTCACGCATTTCATCGTAGTCACCAGTCGATACAACATCCTTGCCATCATAGCTATACGACAAGACATGAATCTTGGTCAACTCATCTAATAGACCGTCTGTTTCAATGTCGAATACTGTCATTAGTGTACCTCTCGTAGTGTAAACGTATCAGTATTAAACCGCATCATACCTGCCTTACCTTCTTCAGAGCATGGTCGGTTCTTCTCAATAGTAAGGTGTGTAGT